CGTCACTCCGTTGCTATCGAGACGATCGGATTCCAGCCCACCTGTGAGCACGGTGGATCGGAAGGCCGCTGCGCGGTGCTCGACCCATTCGCCGGCACAGGCACGACAGGCAAGGTCGCGATCGAGCTCGGCCGCAACTTCCTCGGCCTCGAACTGTCACCCAAGTACGTCGAGATGGCGCGCGAGCGCATAGGAAAGGGCGCACCGATCAACAGCGCGCCCGATCCTCATCGAATGTTGCTCAGTGTCTAGTAAGGCCCAGGGCCACGCCTGAAGCGCGCTCCGACTCCACCGAACGTGGCGGCGAGGATGATGCAGAGCGCGATCAGCCCGAGCACCAGTTGAGAGTGGGGGAAGTGGATGATTGCCGTCGTGACCACAAAGAAGATGATCGCGACGACCACTCCGATGATGAAGCCGACGAGGCTGAATCCTGCGAACATTGCATACCTCCTGCTGGTTGGATTGTTGTAGGCTACCCCACATGCCAATCGTGACTCTCTCCTGGCAGGGAAACGTGGCCTACGGGCCTCGAGGGACGCGCTACGAGCTCGCCTCTGTCGCAGGGCTCAACGAGGTCCGGGTCTACTCTCCTGAGCAGCCTGGCGGCCAGCAGATCGCGCGAGAGGGTACTCGAGAAGAGGCCATGCTGGCAGCTCAGCGTCACTGTGAGGGGCTCACCGAGGCCATTGGCGCCGAGGCAGAGGCTCTGGCCACTGCCGGCCGCACGCAAGTCCGTCGCTGAGTCTCTACACTCGCGCCCTTCTGTCCACCTAGCAGGAGGTTCATAGCTACCGGCCTGACCCATGCCCCGTCGGACTAGGGGCTAGCTGGAAATGTGACGCAAAGTGAAGTACGGGTCAGGGCGAGGCGAACGTTATGCGCAGGATCAGCAGATGGCTCGTCGTGGCCATCTTCACAGCTGGGCTCGTCTCAGCGCCCCCCGCCGCAGGGCATGTGGTAACACGACAGCACGCGAAGTCCTACGAACGTGCTTATCACGCGGTCGCATCGAAGTTCGGTCGGCGAGTCCCAGGCAGGAACATCGTCAAGGACGGTCTCGCACACCGAGCAGCCACGGATGCAGACGTCGTCAAGTCTCTGGCGGTTCTTCAGCGGATGTTGGCTCCCCCGCCAGCGCCCGTGCGATCTGTGGTAGCCACAACCTCGAGTGCGGTGAGCACTTCGACAGCGAGCAGCCCGACGAGTTACGTGGCAGCTCCGAGTTCGGGGCTCGAGGCGTGCATCATCCAGCACGAGTCAGGCGGCAATCCGCAGGCGACTAACGGCCAGTACGGAGGGATCGGTCAGTGGTCCCCGAGCCGATGGGCGTCCGATGGCGGCACGAAGTACGCGAGCACACCGCAGGGCGCGACGTACGCACAACAGCAACAGGTGCTTGCCGGTGAAGGCACAACAGGGATGAGCCAGCAGCAAGGTCAATTCGACGGCTGTGGCTAGATGCAGAGCGAGGGCCCCTATTCGGGGCCCTCGTCCACATCGAGATCGAGAGGAGTAATCCAGGTATGAGGGACGACTCGCTCCGACAGCCTACATCACCGTCAAGGCGATGGTCAACTCAGCAGCCACCAGATCAGCGCCCAGACGATCAGGCTGAACACGACGGCCACGGTGATCGCGCGGAGCTTATTCCGCGTCGACCACTCGCTATCCCCAGAAGATCGAACCTTCCACCGACCCGGAGACCACCTGGAGATACAGGGCGTTGTTGCGTATCTGGACGCCGACATCGCCTTCGTCTGACTGACCGCCGGCAGGGAGGTCGATCTCAGTCAGCTCGATGTTGCTCCCGCCCGAGCCGGTCCCATCCCAGATGCGCACCTTTGCCGCGGCCGACCCGGTGGACTCGCTGATGTCCCAGCCATGCAGAGCAGTCACACTCTGCACGACCGAGGGAACACCACCGACCGAATCACCTGGAAGCTGTGTGACTCCCGCCTGCACCACGACCAGAGAAGCCGTAGTGGGCGTGGGGAGCGCCGCCGCCTGGCTCATGGCCTAGAGGACTGTCTTGATGTCAGAGACGCCGATCAGGCGCGTCTGCGTGGCGCCGGCGCCATCGACGTAGGTGATGTTCAGCAGGCCACCCGTGCCGCTGGCAGCAGCTTGTGCCGCAGTCTGAAAGTTGGTGAGGTCAGTGGCCTTCGTACCGGTGTTGGTGTTCTGGCCGCCGGCCGTCTGGACATTGGCGTACTCGTCGATGTTGCCCGGAGCGGCGTAGGACTTCAAGACGATCGTGAGTGACATTGCTGCCTCCTGATAGTGCTCGTTGTCCCGCGCAGATTAGCAGCAGCTCGAGTCGTGGTCTACTATGGGCAGTGCAGCGTGCATCGCTGCTCCTGCTCGTTGGGCGTCTGGGCCCGGCTCCTTGATCGATACGGAGTCGGGCCCGACGCTTTCTCTAGCCCAGTACTTTCTGAACGCGCTTGATGCGGCTCGACCACCACTGGTAGCGCGGACCGCGGTTGTCGCCCCAGTCAGGGTGAGCTCGCTTCTTCTTGTAGTCAGGCGGCTCGAGAACCGACACGACCCAGATGCGCTTGCGTGCCTCGACCGCGAGCGGCAAGTCTCCTCTGAGCTTGTGGTGGTGCAGAGCCGGATGATGTAGGGCTTCGTCGATGTCCTGCGCGAGCTGGCGCTCGTTGAACGATTTGCCCTCGAAGTGCAGGGTCTCGTTCGGATACTCGGAGTAGTGATTGGGATCCGCAGGCTTCGGATCCGCTGTCAGGAACAGGGCATGCTCTGCCTGACGCCGGCGCACAAGCCCAGGCAACACTTGGCCACCGGACTTGTCGTACTCAAGCATGGCATCGGCCGCAGCCTTGTAGTTGCGCTCGCGCAGATAACGGCCGACATCCCACTGCATCGAGCCAGGCCCGAGATTCCAGACAAACGAGCAGAGCGCGTCGTACTGGTTCTGGGTGAGAGGGACACCGAGGGCGTTGATCGCGGGTTCGTACTCGCGCTCGAGACGAGACTTCAGATCGGCCTCGGCCTGAGCCTTGGTCCACGTCATGCCCGGGTGGACACCCTCCGTCTCGCCGTAGCCGATCGTCCAGACCTTGCCGAAGGGATCCCAGTAGGCATGAAAGAGCCCGTCAGAGGACTCTCCACCCTCGAACCCCGCGATGAAGTCGAGACCGTGCTGACTGATGTTCATGGCCTACTCACCCCCAGGATCAGGCGTAACGGGAGCACCTGCCGCCGGCGGATCGGACGGCCCATCAGGTGTCGCCGCTGACCCGTCTGCAATCTGAGCCGGAGGCGGATAGGCACTCGCGACATCCTCGCCCGAGGGCTGCACAGTCTCCTCCTCCTTGTCGGTCAGACCAGCTGCCGCGTCGGCAACGGGATCACTTGAAGACTCCGGCGTCGGCGATGATGTTGGTGCAGATGCCCCGGGCAATCCTGACGTCTCCTCCTTGAGTGCTTCACTGAGAGCCTCCTTCAGGAGGTTCTTGACCTCATCGCTGCCAATCGGAGCTGACCCGTCGATGAACTTGTTGAGCTTCTCGAGCAGGGCTCCGTGCTCGTTGACGATCTGATCGACCTGAGATGCCTGGTCGACCATCGCCGCCATCGTGTGCTCGAGCTTCTGATCGTCGATCGGCGCAGCGACACCAAAGCCCTTCTGGATCGCGACGACCTTCAGAAGACCACGTTGGATGGTGTAGAGGACGGTGAGCACGACAGCGAGAATCGCTGCCTCTTTGTGGGGCAATGCGTGTGGATCGATGCCCGAGACGATTGTGATGAGCCCCCCGACCACATAGGTGAGGATGCCTTCGGTAGTACGGATGCCCTTGGCAAGAGGGGTGGACAACTTGGGGATCTTCATGGACTACCTCCTACTCGATTGATGTTGAGCCGTGTTCGGCAAGGATATGCTCCCACGGCACCTTGAATGGCTCATGGTCCTTGAGTTGCGGATGGTGTTGCCAGCAGACTCGATGGTGCTCAAGCTCGTGAAATCCCAGCCGGCTGCAACCGTCCACGTGGCACTCGAAGTGAGTATGTAGAAACTTACGGATCGTAAGCCACGCGGTCACCATCCCGACAACGATCGCTACCGGCGTCGTGATCTCGCTGAAGTCGCTGCCGATCCCTGACCAGAATTGATAACCACGGCCCATGAGCGGGTGATACAGCCAAATCGGACCGATGGTCGAGAGGTTCACCGGAACCATCCCTGAGTGATCCCTACCACTACAAGAGGGACCACAATAACGCCGACAGCCGGCAAGACCTTGCCGACCCACCAATCACGACTCGCCTGGCGATTCTTGCGATCACGGCTGGAGTATTCAGCCTCCTGCTCTACCTTCCCAAGCCGCGTGCCGAGTGAGGACACGCGCTGACCCATGAAATAAGCGCCGGCGAGAAGAAGCAGACCGGCAGCCATCGTTGGCGTGATGAAGGTCGGCTGCTGTTGCTTGCGCGATCTCACCGCTTCTTCTTGGGCTTTGGCTTCGACGCACTCAGGCGCTGCTCAGAGAGCTTCTTCAGCAACACCCAGGTCTTCGGGCCCACCACTCCATCGACTGGGAGATGATGCTCGCGCTGGAACTTGACGACAGCACCATGCACCCTCGAGCCGAACACACCTGACTTGTTGCGCAGCAGCCCAAGGATGCGCAGTCGCGCCGAGAGGATCTGGATCAGGGTGCCGTTGTCTCCCACACGCAGGTCGATGACAGGGCTAGCCGGCTGCCTGCGGAAGTTCACGTGGTGGTACTCGCTGCCGGAGGGATAGGGGCGGAACAGCTCCCAGTGATATCGCCCCGCGGCCGAGATGATCGCCGGGATGTGGGCATCGTCGACATCAATTCCGCACTGCCACCACTCGAGCACACGTCCTACCGGCCCTCCATAGGCCACACCGTCCGAGCGCAGCTCATGCGTTGAACGACCAGGAGGATTGGCCGGATTAGGCTCCTGGCCATCCAGATACTCCTGGTAGATCTCGGCCTGGGTGTGCTTGCCCAAGCGGTGCAGGAGACCAGCTGCGTCTTCGCCGCGGTAGATCGACTCAAACGCAGCGCCGCTGGTGCTCTGAAGCGTGCGCAGAAACGGCGCCAGTTGGCTCGGCGCTACGCAGCCACCGACGATCTCATAGCTCATTGCTTATCTCCTCCAGCGGCCGGGTGTCTACTTGTTCACGAGGGATCAGCGAGAAGCGAGCCACTCGGTATTCGTCTTCGTCAGGCTTCTTCACGAGCTCGGGGACGATCACGCAGTGCTTGAGACGTTCGACGACACGTGGATCCTGAATCTCCACATAGCCGGTCGGCGGCGCACCTATGCCGTTTCCCAAGTGAACCTGGAAGCGCATCAGGCGCTCTCGCGGAGCATGGCCGGTACGTCAGCGAGCTCACGCATCGTGTCACCGCGGCTCCGAGCACCAGAGCCGGAGCTGCTGGCCTCGAGCGCCTTGGCGAGATCCGAAAGGCGCATCATCACGATCTCCTCGCCGTCGTCCTCGAGGAGCGCCAGTGCGGGCAGCTCCCCCGTCCCGAAGGCCATGTCGATTGCCTCACGTAGCTGCTCTCGCACGCGTCCCCAGGACTTCTGAGACTCTGCCTTGCACGAGATGCGCAGGCGCCCCTTGACGTCCCCCTTGTCGCGCCAGCCGGCGCCCGAGCGCGCGACGAGGCGCTGTCCGAGTGCGTCTCGCACCCGATGCTCGAAATCAAGTCCGCGTTGGATGCGTTCTCGATCCGGCATCGGGTGCGAGGGCTCTCGGCTCCTTGCCTGCTCGCCGGCGACTTACGGCGCTGGCGTTCCTGTGGGATCGGCAGGAGGAGGAGAGACGCTGGGGTCGCCGCTCGCCGGCGCGGGCGGGCTACCGGGGTCGACGGCCGGATCCGCAGCCGGTGGCGTCGGATCGGTTGTCGTCGGATCCCCAGGCGTTGCCGCCGGCGCCGCGGTCTGAGCTGTCGAATCGGCCGGCAAGTCGGACGACGGTGTGGCGGGCACGGCCGCAGACGGATCCGCGGTCGCTGGCTCACCGGAAGCAGATGCTTCCCATGTGGAGTGGTCGGCCGCGTCCGCGTCTCCCAGCGGAGCGGCCGGTGAGGGCTCCTGCGGTGACGCCGCGGCGGGATCGCTCGGATCCGTGGACGGCGACTCGCTCAGCGGTGTTCCTTCTGGCGTTGCCGCAGGGGGAACATCGGGTGCCGGGCCTGTGGGCTCGACTGGAACCTCCTGAGCTGACGGACCGAGGTCCGGGCCCGAGGACGTCACGACAGGAGCTGCCGGCGCTGCTGGAGCCGCGGTGGGCTCCGGCTGCGTCAGCCCCGGGGATGTGCCTGGAGCGGCCGGGGGCGCCGGATTGCCGCCCGGTGTCGCGTTCTCAAGCGGTGAGCTCTGCGTCGGCGAAGTGACCGGCTGTCCCGCGGACTCGACCGGCACGGCACCGGGCTGACCGGCTGGCGCCGGCGTCTCCCCACCGGGTTCGGGAACGGCGTTGATGTTGACGGCCACGGTGTCGCCAGCCGACGGCGTCGGATTGACATGCCCGTAGGCCGAAACCGAGATGTGGCCTTCCAGCTTCTCGCCGATGGCAACGAGATGCTCGACGAGGTCATCGACGAACTCGCGCTCACGGTCTGGCCAGTTGCTCGGGTCGATCTCCTCGAGGAAATCGTGCTCCGCTACTTGCGAAGCGTGTCCGAGAAACGCTTTGAGGCTGAAGCTCATGGTGATTCTCCCTTCTGTCTGCTCGTTGGGCTGAGGTCTTTGCGGAAGGTATCAGGTTGGAGGATGAATCAGCAACCCGACTATCGGGTTACCCACACCCCGTCGTAGCAAAGCATGTGGGGCAGCTCCAACATGTTCCCGTACGCTGCATGTTGGCGCCGCACTGCCGGCACGCCTGCCCGATGTCTGGAGTCGTCGAACGATTGCCGTTCGAGCCTGTATACCACGCAGCTGTGATGGCAGGGTCTCGACCAGCTAGCGGGAGACCACCGTTCACGAGTGATGCCATCGGCGACAAGTCCACACCTTGATCGATGCGATCTGGCTTGGGGTCTGGCCTGACATATATCGCGAATGCCTGCTCATCAAGAGCTTGCGACATCCGACGCTTGACCTCTGGACTCAATACGCCTAGCTCCTCACATATGTCGGGTGGGAGGAACATCGCAGCGAGCTTGCGAGCGATGTAGTCAACGATCGAGGAGGCCACCGGCACATCTGGATCCCCCGTGGGCCCGGACGGCGGGAACGCCACGTGAGCATGCTTGCGCACCAGCGTCTCGAGCGGCACCCCATACTGGAGCGCGATCGAGAAGTCGGTGGCGAAGGCATCACAGATCCCGCGGAGCGTGGAGCCGTCCTTGCCGATCCCGGAGAGAAAGATCTCGCCGAGCTCGCCGGACTCGTACATGCCTGTGTGCAGGTAGCCCTCGTGGCCATCGATCGAGAACTTGATGATCCGAGCGTCTCGCTGCCGAGGCATGCGCCGGCGCTGTGGAGTTTGCACGAGCTCGATCTCCACCTCTTCCGAGATCAGCTTCACCTCCCCGGTCACCTTCGGCTTGGTGGCGAGAACCTGGGTCGCCTTGGAGTTGTCGCGATAGACCGAGATCGACTTCAGGCCGAGCTTCCATGCCGTGACGTAGACGCTCTTGATGTCATCCGGCGTGGAGTCCTCGGGCATGTTGACGGTCTTGCTGATGCCCTGGCTCAGGAATGGCTGCACCGCGGCGACCATCCTCACGTGCCCCAGCGGAGAGATGGAGTTGTCTCCCACCGAGGTCTGGAAGATGCGCTGATGCTCGGGGCGCACGAAGTCGCATACATCTCGACCATCGTTCAGATGCCTGTTGATGTTCATCACCAAGGTGTCGTCGTAGCCGAGTCCGAACAGAGCTCGAGCGACCACACCGTTGACGATCTTCATGGAGCCGCCGCCGGCGAGGCTCTTGTAGGAGACCAGCGAGAACGCTGGCTCGATTCCCGTCGTGTCGCAGCCCAGCATGAACGACGTCGTGCCGGTTGGAGCGACGAGTGTGACCTGAGAGTTGCGATAGCCATGCTCCTCGCCCAACGACTGGCCATCAGTCCACTCCACTCGAGCGTGATCCCAGATGCGACCGACCTGCCTCGGCGTGATGTGGTCGATGTGCTTGCCGATCACGCGCAGCATCGAGTCTCGGTTCTCCTCCCAGTGGGTGAAGGCACCAAGATGCTCTGCCAGGTGCGCTGAGCGCTTGTACGCACGCCCGGTCATAAGCGCGGTGACGGCCGCGGCGAAGTCACGACCCTCATCGGAGTCGTAGGGCAACCCCTTGGCCATCAGAGCTGCGCCGAGATTCGCGTAGCCCATGCCCAGTTGCCTGAGCTCACGCGTGTTCTTCTCGATTCGCTCGGTTGGGAGCTTTGAGAACGAACAGGTCGCATCCATCGCGGTGACGAGCAGATCGACGTGATGACAGAAGCCATCGATATCGAAACGGCCATCATCCGACATATATCGCAGCAGGTTGAAGGATGCGATGTTGCAGCTCGAGTCGTCGTTCAGGAGGGTCTCTCCGCACGGATTGGACGTCGTGATCTCACCGAGGCTCGGCGTCGTGTGCCAGTCGTTGATGGTGTCGTGGAACTGGACTCCAGGGTCTCCACATCGCCACGCTGCCGCTGCGATCTCATCGAGCATCTCGCCAGCGTCCACGTATTCCACCGCTTGCTGGGTGACGCGAGCGACGAGTGGCCAGCGTGTATCACCACGCTCTCCGAGCGCCATCTCCATGAAGGCGTCGTGAACACCGACGCTGATGTTGGCGTTCTGAGCCGACGTGCATTCGGCGATCAGCTTCTCACCCTCGATCGTTGTTGGGTCGAGGTTGAAGCCCGCAGCCATAAGCGCCCGCATGCGCTCGTCTTCGCGCTGCTTGACGGTGATGAAGTCCTTGATGTCCGGGTGATCGTCGTCGAGACGTACGAACTTGGCCGCACGCCTGTGAGCACCCCCTGATTTCAGGGTGCCGGCACCCGCGTCAGCTGGACGCATGTAGGCGACGGGGCCAGAAGCAGTGCCGCCGGTCGACAGCGGCTCCATCGATCCTCGCAGTGTCGAGAGATTGATGCCCGAGCCAGCCCCCGACTTGAAGATCAGCGCCTCTTTCGCCCACCAATCGGTGATGGAGTCGCGCCCCACCATATGGTCCTCGGTCGAGAGCAGGTAGCACGCGGCGCAGTATGGGTCCCGTCCCGGCACGCCCAGGTTCAACCAGACCGGCGTATTGAAGGTGAGGTACTGATGGAGGATCGCGTAGACGAGTTCGTTCGCGAAGGCCAAGCGATCCTCATAGCGAAACGGATGGCCAAAGTATCCATGTATCTCCATCTGATCGGTGATCGTGGCCACCACGCGCTCGATCAACTGCCGCACCGAGTTCTCCTTGACGCCGTCCACCGTGGCGAAGTAGAGCTTGGCGACGACTCCGACGGATTGGTCTGACCAGCTCTCGGGAGCCTCGACACCATCTTGCTGAAAGTCTCCGACCGTCACGTCCCGCAGCCCCCACTCGACGGTCTCAAAGGGGTCTTCGCCTTCCTTCGTGAAGTAGCGCCGATACTCGACCCCTTCTTTCGTCGCCTGTGGGGTCACGCTATCCGTAGGGTGCATGTCGCTCCTCTCCCGATGACGCCGAAGCGCCTGCTCGTCGGTTGTAATCCTGCGGTGCTGCTTACGTCAACGCGAGCACGCCACCCACTGCCAAGGCAAACTCGCGTCGCTGCTCATCATTCGCCTGCTCGAGGATGTAGAGCCGCTCGTGGTCTGCGTCATAGCGCGCCAGCAGCGTCTCATCACCATCGGGCGACAGATTCTCGAAGCTCTCCACCACCTGGACCTGAAGATCGTCGGTGGACAGAGCCGTGAAGTAGAGGGTTCCGGCCGGGTGCTCCTCCTGAGCCTCGGCCAGAGCGTCGGCCACAGACATGACCTGCCCGTCGCGCTGACGGCAGGTCGCATCGGTGAGCTCGTCGCGACCATCAGAAGCATCATGCGCCTGTACCTGCGATACGCCGGCGTCCCGCAGAGCAGTCAGGGCTCCGAGGTTGTAGGCCGGCAAAGACTCCGCGAGAACCACGCGGTCAGCGTGCGTGACCGGCGTCTCCCCAAAACGTTCCTCGGCAGCCTTGGCGACCGCATCGGGATCGGTACTGCGCTGCAACTGATCCGTCAGGAACGTCGTGAACTCTCCTCTCAGCGTCGAGTCAGCCGACCCTACCACGAATTGAGAGCGTCGTGATGCCCAACTTTGGAGTGTTGCCGGATCGACATCGGCTGTGAGATTGGCGCTCTTGAGCTCACGCGCGGCAGCTCGAGCTGCAATCCCGTAGAGGAGATCCTGAATGCCTCCAGCAGTCTCATCCACAGCTTGGAGAGCCAGCCACGAAGCCACGATCGTGCTCGCCACGCCGGCGGCCTGCGCTGCCGAGAGGCCCTGATTCTGTGGGGGCGGTTGCTGAGGCTGGCTTGTCTGAGCCTGCTGGGCGAGCTTCAGGGTGGTGCGCTGGCGCAGATGCTCGGCGAAGGAGTCGACCTGGCTCTTGTAGCGCTCGAGGAACATCTTACGCAGCTTCATCATCGACGCGCGGATCGCAGCGTCCTTGTACGCCGGCACGTCGGGAAGATCCGAGAGGAAGCCCTGATGAGAAGTCGAGAGATCGATGCGCTGCGGCGGCTGGACATACCTCGCAAATCCCTGCGGAGTCTTCTCGACGCCTGAGTTGTAGCCCTGCATCCCCACACGAGCCGGCGCACCCGGAGGTGGCTGGGATGCTTCCGCCTCCTTGGCGATCTGTTGCTCCATGCGCTTCTGCTGCTGCTCAGACATGAGAGGCAAGCCCATCTGGCGGAACAGTTCGCGGATATCCACCGGCAGGACTTCACCCTTCACCTGGCCAACGAGCTGGATGATCTGCTTCAGCGTCTCAGCGTCCTGCTGTCCGAAGCCGAGCGTCTCCTTGGTGCAGGGAGTGTCGGCGCGATCAGGGAAGTTGGCCTGGATGAACTGCGGGATAAAGTGCTCGTTGATCTCACGATCGTTCTCCTCGGCGAGCAGCTCCGCGGCCTCTTGATAGAGCTCACCCAGCTGCGTAGCGACGTTGCGAGCCGATCGCTGTCCCTGGCTCGGCTGTACGAACGCTTCCTCGGGCAAGAACATCGCCCTGAACTTGAGCGCATCGAGCTGTGTAAAGGTCTGATCGAGCGCCGCAAAGTCAGCCTTGTTCTCGAGGTACTCGATCGCCCACTTGCGCACGGTGGAGGAGCGACCCGTGGACTCGTCATGCATAAAGTCGCCAGGGAGAGCAAGCGTGGCTCCCTGTCGCGCCTGAGCACCGATCTCGAGCGCCTTGGCCTGGAGGCTCAGTGCCGTGGGCTGAGTCTGATCTGGGTCATTCGGATCCAGCCCTTCGGTCACATCGGTCGGGTAGTAGACAATCTTGACCGGATCGGCCGAGCTCTCAAAGATGCGGTCGGCCAGCGCCCAGCGATACCAGTAGCTCCAGTAGTAGCGGTACGCACGTCGCGTGCGAGGTGCTCCGAAAATACTTCCGAAACTTTCATCACGTTCATTGACCGCCCAAACCGCGAACTCGGCTGGCACTGTGTAGCCCGGAATCTCTTGGTAGCCGTAGAGCCCCGTAACGCCCATTTGCACCGGGTTAGGAAGTGGAACGAGCGAGTAGGTGAAGCCGTCGAACTCCCCGATGTCATTCCAGCGCGGTAGACAATGTTCGGGAGCGAGCACTCTGGGTCTATCCCAGAGCAGTGCTGGAACATTCGAGTCCCATACCGGCAAGTCTTTGTCAGGATCGGATGCTGTCGGGTCCCGATAGGTGGATCTCAGTTGCCCTAACTTGAACGTCTTGCAAATGGGTTGATAGCCGTAGCCAAGCTTCCCGCATATCTGATTCTGAAGATGTGGGTTGACCGGCCGGAGTGCCTCATCGACTGCCGCAGCGATCTGTGCATCGGCGCAGTTGATACGCCAATCTGCCCGCATAAGAGGTATTTTCGTGTAGTAAAAGGCAAAACCGATCATGGGATCGGTAAGCATGTCGCGCAACACCGAAAATGGGATGCGGCGCACCGAGAATGGGTTGCCAAAGCGCTCGAAAGCGATGGTGAGATTGATGATTTCGCCCTGCGTGCGCTGCCGAGAAGAAGGAAACAGCGTGGCCGCACTGCGTAAAGCCGGACCCACGCTCGGACCGGCTGACTGCGTGATCCTGTAGCGATCTTCAGGCGAGGGAATTGGCGCGTCGGGAGAACCGAATGGGCGCGGAGTCGTCTTGTCGAATGGGGACGATGAAAGGGGTCCACCGCCAGCGCCTATCACGGTCCCGCTAGTCACGAGCTAGATCCTCCACCCGTCAGCCCCAGCATTCGTTGTCATCATGCCCATCGACTTTCGCCACGCCTCGCTCTGCACCTGCTGACCAGAGGAGCCTACCGCTCCGAGCAAGCCAGCTCGATCGACGGCGTCCACGCCTCGCTCACGAATCGCCGGCATAGCTTCTCGAGCTCCCTGCTCGCGCTCGCGCCGGCGCTCGATCACGACGACATTCCCAAGGTCGTACCGCAGTGCCGCGGGCCCGTGAGAAGAGTCATCGTGGACCTCCTTACCGTTCTTCATGCGCCATCCCTCGAAGTCGTCAGCGAGCTCAGCGCATGTGGTGACGTCGACATAGAGCAGGTTGTCGGCCATCAATGTCTGGACGGTCTCGACACTGGGATCGAAGTCGCGCGTGATGTACCACTGCGTACGCAATGGCGGCGAATGCTCGTGCCAGTCGTTTCGCTGCTGAGCGCCGGCCATGTCGGCGAATCTCCCGCGCACGCGCCAGCCCGGAAAACGCTGGCGATAGGCGATCTCTCGAGCTACGACCTCGTCAGCCATCCGCGTCGCACCAATGCGCTCGTTCCAGTGGAACTGATCGAACACGACATAGGCGCCTTGCGGGACGATCATCGGCTTCATCGCAAAACCGATGACCTCGAGGGGATGTAGCAAAGGTCCTTGGACCCACAGCACCACCGAGGCGCCGCCGCCGCCGCCCCAGTCAACCCCCATCGAGATGCGCCCATACTGTGGCCGCGGGATCCAGCCACGCACACAATGCCGGGGCCTCGAGAAGGTCGGCAGGTAGAGCCCGTCTGCCATCGGCCGGCGACATTCCATCTGCGCTTCCCAGACAGCCTGGCTGTTCTGGGTGAACTTGCGCGTGATGTCGTCGTAGTGCATCCAGCCGCGTGATCGGAACAGATCACCACGGCAAACCGACTCGAGCGTACGCGGCTGGCCCTCACCCCACTCGCCCTTCACGATCTTGTCGCACTCGCACAACTCGTTCGGCGATCGCCCAAGCGCCAGCAGCCGGCGCACACGCTCGATCGGATCCGCACACCGACAAGCGGATACTTCGGCAGCTGCTTCCTTGAAGCAGAACGCGTAGACACGCCACGGCGGCCGATGGCCGTTCTTCTTGGCTTCATCGACCTCGTTGAGCAAAGCCTGCATCGGTCCTCGAGTGGACTTACGGGTCGAAGTGACGATGTCGATTGCCGGAATGCGCTTGCCGCCAGGCAACGACTTCGAGCTCGACATGTTCCGGCTGTTGTGCGTGACGATGAAGTCGTTGGTGAGATAAATCCCATCGCTATTCTCGACATTGATGCAGCGCACTTGCTTGGTGCCGATCGAAACGACTGAGCGGATCGAAGGCATTAGCGTGCGCCTTCTGGGCCTGAACTTGGACGCCTTGCGCTGAATCCAGAACGGATTGACGCCAAGAGGAAGGCTTGTAGAAACCTCGAAGATGTAGCCGCAGTTGGAGAAGCTCGACTGGGAGGTGGCCTTCTTGCGCATCAACGCCCTCCCCCCGAGGCTAAGAACTAACTCTCGAACGTCTTTGGCGAGCTGTTCGGAAACGGTGGCAAAGTACGGATCCTTGGTATAGGAGCCATCGGTATCCATGAGCCCACGTAGAAGCATGAGGCGTTCCTCGGGCGACGCCTCGAGATATGCGCGTGGAATGAACTTGTTGTGGCTATCACAGCCTTCAAGCCCAAAACGCTCAAGCTCGGCGACAATCGGGTTGGGCCTCGACTTAGCACCGATCCTGCCAGCCGGACCCTGAGTGATCCGATAGACGGGTGGATCTTGCTGAGTGGCATATGCATCTAGACCTTCAGGGAGTAATTGGCGAACCATGCTGACGATCTCGACATCATTGGATCGAAACTGCACCAAGCGCCGGCGAATACATCCATCACCCAGAAGAACCCCCAACACATAAGGGTGGATCGTATGCCCTCGCAATGCATCGTCATCCTCGTAGTAGACAAGCGGCTGCTGAGGAATGGCCCAGCGATAAGAGTTCCCGCCTCGAGGGTCCGGCTTGGCAATCTCGTCAAGATCGCGCAGCCGTCGTACATCCCAAGCTCGCTGGCCGTAGCTGCTGACATAGCCAGCCATCCACAGATGATCGGCGCAACACTCCGTTGAGCGCCCATCAGTGAGTTCTACCCGGAAGACTTCACGCTCTCCAAGCTCATGGACCTTGGTAACCGTCGTGGATTCGCCATAGCTTCCGAAAACCGTATCTCCTACCTCTAGATCACCAAATCGACGCGGTCCCCTCGGAGTCGGGATGATCGTGTCGACTGGTTGACTCTCGCCAAAAACCTCGGGATCCATCAGATCTACCTCGTCGGCATGCACCGTCTGCGGGTGAGGTGAGTTCACGCCCGACTTGGTTCCGACGATGATCGAGATCATGGAGCCGGTCTTCCACTCAATCTTCTCTCGGGTGGGGTCGCCGTCGATCTGAGGCTTGGGGATGCGGTTGCCCTCGTTGTCGCGCGTGAACACGAACGACTTGACGTACTTGTAGCCCTGCTCGGCCTGGCGCTTGATCGCGCCGAAGGTGATCCCCTCGATTCCTGGTTTCGTCTCGGCGTTGACGTAGTGCAGCACCGCGATGCCGATGGTCTTGCCACCCTCGCGACTGGCCATGATGAGGATGGCCGGCTCGCGATTGAAGTAGGCATCGGCGATCGGGTCGAACGGAGCACAGTGGTCGTGGCAAACGGCCACACGTGGGATGTCGTAGCCAGTCAGGTCGAGGATCAGCTTGTGTAACTCGTCGTCATTCCGCGGCGCCGGCACGCGCTGTTGCTCTGCATCCCGCTTGGCGTTCTCCTCGGCCTCCGTGCTGTGATCGGTACGGAGGGGAGCGAGGTCGGTGAGCAGCTCAGCCAACTGCTCCTTGTCCATGTCCGGCAGCCGATGGGCTATCTCTCGGAAGAGGTCGCGCTTGTCGGGGGCAACGCTACTCGGCGTGGATTGCTTCTTCGGCCTCTTCGTCGTCGCTGACATCTTCCACCTCCTCGTCGCCCAGGTCGATGTCGTAATCCTCACCTGTGATCTCGGCAAGGCGCTGGAGCACACGCCTCTCGAGCTCGTCGCGCGGCAGTTTGAGCAGGTGCTCCTCTTCATCACGGCGCTCCTGCTTGACCTGCTTCTCCAGATCGGTGAGCTGCTTGATTGCGTCCATCTTCAGCTTCGGAGTCGAGCCGTTCAGAGCGATATCGACGAGAACCTTGGCCATCTCCCGGCCATTCTTCTGTGCCTCGGCTGCGATAACGGCATACGCCGGCAGCTTCTTGCGGCGCCCGTGCCTAGCGCCTCCGATCTTCCCCTGTCTGACTAGCTCTTTGGCGCGCTCGGACTGCGCGCGACGTTCTTCTTCAGTCCAAGGCCGGCCAGTGATCGGGTTGAGTTTGGGCTCTACCTCTGTGCCTGGAGCCTCGCCATCGCCCATATAAGCAGAGCATCTTAGCTTGCAGCACGACGCAGATACGCCAGCGCCAAACTCATCCACTCGATCGTGGCCCAAGAGGGCAGCTGGTGATTGCACCTGAAGCAGAGCAGTCCTCGCATGCCACCACCGGGATCATCGGCCTTGGCTCGATGGTCGTGGTCACGGTGGAGCTTCTTGCCAGGCTTAGGTTCAGCTCCGCAGATCCCACACTGCTCACCGAACAGGATGACCCAGGTCTTGTAGGGAAAGACCTCGAGGACGTGACGGTGGGCGGTCTTCTTGGTCGGTGGACGCCGACCTCCACACTGCTCGCAGATCAGCTTGCGCTTTGGGTTCTGATGGCCACACTTCTCGCCACCCCGGACGCGCTGGCAAATCCAGGTGCGAGCTGCCACCTACGACGGCCTGTTGGCCGGTGCCGGCCGAGTCACCTCGCGCCTGCCGCGCTGGAGGTACTTGACGACGGACTTCTCGACGTGTACCTCGCCGATCCCGGAGTCACCGTGGATGTATTCGCCAGTGGACAGAGCCGTCTTGACATCTTCGACGGGTTGATCGACATATATCGCCGTAGGGCCACCTATGCCGATGTCCACGACTACTGTCGTCTTGTTCTCGTCGTCGGGATTCACCGCGGTCATCCTCGCCTCCTCAGAAGGTCGCCAGGCCCCACATGTGTGAGGCTGCGGAGAAGGATAGGCGCACAAGGAAGGCGATCACAGGTGCCAGGATCACAAGCCAGATGATCGTGCCTGTGATCTTGCCGAGCATCGATGAAACAGACGGCGGCGTCTCACGCGCCACGCGCTCGACCACCTTTGGATCAGCGAGTGCCCTGGCCTGCTCCTCTGACACCGCGAACTCCGCAGCCAGCCGGGAGACAATGTCGTCAGCTCGAGATCTAGTCTGAGTCTGGCTCATCGTGTCGGCGAGAAGTTCTCTTCACGGAACCTCATCGACCACTGCCGAGAGAGACGCTCGCAGTCACGATGAGCATTGTCACGGATGACCTTGATCTTGCCGACATCGCGCTTCACGAGCCTCAGCCGATCATGGAGCTCGACGATCTGATGGTCGTTGGCCACCAACTCCTCGATCGCGACCTTCGTCCACTTCTTGCCCTCGGGATCCTTGTCCGGCAGCTCGTGGCGAATCTGACGCTCACGGTCACGAAGGAGCTTCTCAAGGTCTTCGATCTCGTCCTCGTACTGCTCCGAGATGATCCAGTTACAACGAGCCTCGACAGCATGGGCTCGAGCGTGCAGTGATCGCAGCTCGTCATCGGACACCTTCGAGACATCATTCGGAAGCCGGTACACCTCCTCGATGTCGGGTGGCACGGGAAGGTGCTCGCGCTGGATGATCTCCATCGCCTCGCCGACGCGCCCAGCATCTGACTGCGGTCGTGAAGCGGGGACAGAAGGTGCCGGAGCAGCCGTCACCGGGGGCTGGGGAGGCTGCTCCGGCGTAGCCACCGCCGCCTCCGGCTGCGGTGACGAAACCTGCGGGGCTGGTGGCGTCGGGGTAGGGACTGCCGGCGCCGTTGCCGTCGCAGGTCCCTGGGGGTTGCTCGGACCCCCGGGGTTTTCGACCATCGTTCGCAGATCATCATCACTGAGAGACGGCACATCCCGGCGTCCACGACCCCATGCCTTGAGCATCGGCCCGGTGACCTGTGCCTCGAGCGACTCGCGCTCGGGTGATACTGCTGGAGGTGCAGCGGCAGCCGGAGCAGGCTGAGACTGACCATCAGGATTCGCGATGATCGAGCGCAGCTGATCGTCGGTAAGCGTCCCGATGCTCTCGACCGTCAGACCGTACGACTGCATCATCTCGAAGGTGAGCTGGCGCTCTAGGTCAAGACGCGCGCCATTTTGCGCAGGCGCCTGAGCGGGAGATTGACTCCCTTCTGGGACCGGCTGAGGAGCTTGAGACCCTGGGACTGTTCCGGCATCGGCTCCCGGCGCCAACGCCGCCGTACCTGGCGTGTCAGGCTGGCCACCTGGGCTGATGACTCCTGGGTTGGGGCGCCCCGGGATCGGCGGGAGGACGTCAGGCTGCGGCGGGACGTGGGGCTCTGCTGCGGCTGGGGCTGGAGGTGCGGCTGGCTGTCCAACTGAAACAGGAGCGCTCGTCCCGGATGCTGCTGCCGGCGCTGGCGGCTGTGGTGCCGGTGGGACTTCTTGTGGGGGTTGCGGTGCGGGCGTGGCTTGCGCACTTCCTCTCCTCTCGGCGAGCACGGCCTCGATCTGCTGGATCTCGGCCTGGATGGCAGGGTTGGGTGGTGAGGAGCGAAAGACCTCAAGCGCTTGCTCGAGCTGCTCGACGGAATGGCCCGCGTACTGCGAAGCGCCATTTGTCGGCGGGGCTGCCGCTGGCGCCGCAGGAGCAGAAGTAGTTGCTGCGGGCTGCTGAGGTGCGCTCATGTCGACCTCGGCGATGAACAGGACTTCCTTGACGGCATCGGACTGATTGCCGTTCTCGAATGCTCGCTTGGCTTGGAAAGCAAGCGTGGCCGCGTCGTTCATTCGCGTCTGCGGATCGACTGCGGAGAGGCCCTCGGCTCCCGTTTCGTACATCCTGTGCTCGATCGCGTACTGAAGGATCTTGTCGGCCTGGTCCTGGGACAACATGACCGGCGCGGGTGCAGGTGCGCTTGTGCTCATACCGTGGTCGTCTCCTCTCGTAGGGCGTCCCACCGCTCTAGCACGGCTTTGCGCCTTTCTTCGTAGCTCCAGCTTGGGTCGATGCCCTGCGCGTAAGCTATCAGGTTGCTATCGCGCAGGGAAGCCACCTTGTTCTGATAGTCCGGCTTACAGATCTCGGCTTTCATCTCGCAGTATTGGCATGGATCCACGCTCCACTTGGCTCGAGCACCCTCGTGAGGATGCTCGGGAATGCCCTCCTCGAGGAAGACGTCGCGCCAATGAGCCAATCGCTCGCGGCCGGCAGCCATGAAAGCCGGGTCATAGACAGCCCTAAACGAAGCGACAGTGAGCGGCTCCTCACGCGAGCTGTAGATTAGGGTGCCATCATCTGGCGGGATGATCGTGACTACCTCGAGCTCACATTCGCCGTCATGTAGCAGTGGGTGAGGACGATCAGACCCACTCCGTTGTAAGGAGCAACGCCATTCGTCGTCCTGATTGCCGAACATCGGTCGCGCCAGGACCCCGCTCGTCTTACAGATCGTCACGCGTGGTGCGAATGGAGCCTCGTGCGCGAGCCCGATGTAGGCGCCAAGCTGTCGCAGGTACTTCGCATGCTGTCGTGGGACATCTGTCCCATTGCTGGACAACATCTTCAGCACCTTCTCGTGCGAGGTCGTCTTGACCTCGACGCAGTGAGCTTGACGGCGCTCGGGGATGAGCACGATCGCATCGGAACTGCCGGTAAACCAGTGCGTCTCGTCGACAAAGCCAGTCTGGAACTGCTCACCTGCGGTCTGATCGGCTGAGAGCAAGACACCGTAGGAATTGAAGCGGCGCACCCACTGAAGTTCGAGGTCCTTGCCGAGATCGAACCACGCCTCGAGGAACGGCTTGCGAGGCTCTGCCGCCGGCGGATCGAGCAGCTTGTAGACCGCCAGGCGTCCGCAGGAGAGCCGGTCGTCTGCCGGAAACTCGGAAGCATGAAAGCTCGTATGCCAAGCGTGTCCGTGCGGGCTGCGATCTCCGCGCGACCATTCGCGATGCAGCTCGAGCTCGTAGGCATTCATCAGCATCGGAGCCACGACTGGCCCCGGAGCTTCGGCGAGTAGTCGCCAGAGATCTTCTCGGCCTATACCCACTGGATCAAATACTGATGAGATTGCGTGGAAGCGTCACCGACAGGCCCTCCAAAGCCAGTACCGAACGCTGGAGACACAGTTCCCAAGCCAGTGATGACCAGACCCCCAAAGTCGGTACTGAATGCGGCTCAGCGGTCCTTGCGGGCCAAGGCACATCGGAAGCGTCCGCGACCAGCCAGTCGCATACGTTCCGTTTGGATAGACCGTGAGGTTTGACGACCCCGACCAGTTGCTTTGACTCACGAGCGTCACCGCACCCACGGCTTCGTCGGATCATCAATGTCCGCAGCTCGCTCCCGGCTGACCATCTGCCAGCCATCGCAGCAGTCCTCGCCGCAATCACACGGACGAACGACCCGACCCTGCTCGCGCAGCCATTCAACAGTCACACCGGACCGCTCGGCGTAGTCCTTCTCGAACTGCTCGGCACTGTAATTTTGCTCGGAGGGCGTCATGCCTCTCACGTCTGCCCTTCTCTACGAAGCCCGATGAAGAACTGATCGACCTCTCGCCAAATTGCTTTGGGTAGCTCGTTGCCGATGATCTCCGCAAGTCGTTCCTCGATATAGGTTGCGAGACGTAACTGATGCTCTCGAGCAACGTCATCTAGAGCGAAGGGTGCGCGTGGCTTCCACCTGATCGCAGTGATAGCCATGTCGGGAGGAAGCTCGAAGTAGTCGGTTCCGTCCGCGTTGTGTCTTCCTTCGATGGTCTTGACTGAGCCGTCAGCAAGCTCTACATCAACGAACACTTTGCCCCCAGCCTGCTCGGAAGTCGCTTCGCTCATCGGCGACTCGAGTAGAAGAGACGCTCGTTGCGCGGGCCTGTGTGCGTGTTGGGTGAGCGCTGGCGCCGTCGCGCTTCTTGCTCGTGTCGAGGTGCCCAGGTCTCGGGCTGCACCAGTAAGAACCCAACCATGCGCAGCAGCTGCCAGATGAGCCAGACGATGAGCATGAAGGCCATCAGCATCAACATGAACACCCAGGCCATCGCGCGGCCGACGAGATAGAGACCGAGGATCACCCGACCGCGACCTTGAGTAGCAGGAGGAGAGCGACAACGATCACGATCCCGGCGATGAGACCAAGGATCTCTGTCCTGGTGGGATCCCGCGGAATCAGGTGCTCATCTTCCTGCTGGATGCGGCACAGAGCTCGCCTGCGCTCGGGCGCGAAGTACATCTGGCGATGGTTGCGTGCTCCTCTCATGCCGAGAACCCTATCAGGTTGCTTGGTCGGGTCAACCCTCCTTGAGCATCGTCTCGAGGATGAAGCTCTGAAGCCGCTCGTCAGCCGCAATCGCCGTCCGCAGTCCTCGCATCCCATGTGCCTTGACGACATCCTTCTCATCCCAGGACCAATTGCTCTTGCGACGTCCGTCGGTGGTGTAGCCCGGGAGCCAATACCACGTGCCATGCGCTGGCGCAAGCGGTGGGAGGCCGGTTCGATGTGCCGGCTGGCCGTTGATGTCCATGAACTTGGCATGCTCGGCCAGCTCGAAAGCGGTATCGAAGCGCATCTTGTGCAGGTCGAGGCGCATCTTGCCGGTGCGTAGCGGCCGGCAGACACGAGACTTCGGGATCCGCACTGTGATCTCGGAGCCGTCGGCCTCACGCACTCCCGACGCTCCGTAGCCGTGCTTGCTCTTTTCCTTGAGCTCGTCGTTGGTCACAAGCTCGCCGTGCTGGTCGTAGTAGAGCCACGACCCGCGGGAGAGCTGAATCGAGAGATCGGAGCGATAGGCCATGCGCTTGCCCGAGAGTGGCTCGGTGTTACCCGACATGTCCTGTGTCTCATGGTCGATCACGATCAGGACGTTCGAGCTCTTGTCCATCCGGTGGTGGATGCGATTGATCGCTCGCTTCCAAGCTCGAGCATGGAGAGCGCGCGCTGACCAGTCACCAGGCTTGGCCGCTAGCTCATCCGCCGGCGTCGCGAAGCTGGCCGAGTCGATGACGTGAAGGTGGATGGAAGCAAGCAAGAGCTCGAGCGATTCCGCGATGTCCTCGATGACGTCGGTCTCCATCAGGACGAGCTCGTCGGTATCGACTCCGATCGAGCGCACGTACGCCTCGTCGTACTGCCCCTCCACGTTCCAGTAGCAGCACTTCAACCCGTTGGGGAATCGAGGGTGTCGGAACTGCTGCGCACAAGCCATGATCCAATAGGCGAGCTGTGTCTTGCCGCCGCTCGGGCTGCCATAAATGCGCGTGACGGCACCCACCGGGATCCCTCCCGACGTGATCCGCATGAGTGTCGGGAATGGCAGCGGTATCCGCACTCTCGGCACCGTCTGATTGCCCATGCGAATCATGTCGGGCCCGCGGCGCTGACGGATAATTTCCATGTCCCGGTCGAGGAGCGAAGGGTCTATAGGCATATGTTTGGGTTCCTCTCTGACATATGTCGCTAAGCGGCAGCCAGATGTGGCTCGGCTTCTTCACGCTGCGAAGCGATGAAACTGTCGATGTCCATGATCGCTAGGCCAATGACCTGGCCGCGATCGTCGACCTTGCCGCGAACGATGATCTTCGCTCCCTCTTGGAGTAGATGCAAATGCTCGGCATACGGCGCCGGGAACAGGGTGACCGAGAAGGTGTCGAGGCCAAAGCGCAGTGTCAGGCGCCCCATGTGCTGCCCCGGATTGCGTCCGCGCTTGGTGACGAGTGGCTTGATCTCGTCGATGACGCCGGCGACCACACAAGCATCGCCATCCTGAAGTTCCTCGAGCTCATCCTGAGAGTGCGCGCACGACTGGATATAGAGCTCGTGCTCGCCGAAGGTCCCGCCAGGCCGCAGCGCGATCTTCAGACGCTGGACCTCGGTGGTTGCCTTCTCGGTCTCTGACCACGTCGACCGAGCACCGAGAGAATCGAGCGCGCCGGCCTCGAGCAGCGCCTTGCGATGGCCTTTGTTGCACTTGCTGTACTTGACCGAGTGGACCATGTCGAAGTGCTCGACTGAATCGTAAGGCGCTTTCTCGATCACCTGGGCCGCAGCTGACTCGCCCACACCGTGGATCGCCTCGAGTCCGTAGCGGATCGTGTTCGAGCTGACATCGACTGTGAAGTCCCGCTGCGAAAGGTTGACGTCTGGGCCCACCACGGACATCCCAAAATACGCCGCCTCCTTGATCGCCCTCGGCGCCTTCTTGGATTCGAGCGACATCAGGACGGCATAGAAGTCGGCCGGATAGTGGACCTTCAACCACATGTCCTGGTACGCCTGGAGGCTGTAGCCGGCCGCATGGGGGCGATTGAACGAATAGCCGGTGTAGGGAAGGATCTCCGTCCAGAGCCGCTCGGCATTCTCCTGCCCGACGATCTTCGCAGCGTGTTCGATGAACTCGTCCTTGCGCTGGGCCAAGCGGATGCGACCCTGGTCGCTCTTACCGCGGTTGAGCTTGTCGATCTCCTTACGGACATCGTCAGCCTGAGCAGCCGTGTAGCCAACGAGAACCTCGAACAGCTCCATGATCTGCTCTTGGAAGCAGAGACTCCCGAAGGTGTCAGCGAGGACCGGCTCGAGTGCCATCGGCAGCTCGTAGGTCTCCTGCCCCGTACGTCGCTTGGCATAGGTGTGATGACCGCCTGAGCCCATCGGCCCTGGTCGATAGAGCGCGTTGATGGCAGTGAGATCGACGAGCGACTGTGGCTGCGCCGCCTTGAGGAAGGAGACGACGCCAGCGCTCTCGAACTGATTGGTCCCCAACGTGAGGCCCGCGCGAAACTTCTCCATGACCCCCTGCTCAACGTCATACGGGTCTCGGCAGACCCCTAACTGATCGAGGTCGATCTCCTCTCCTGTGCGCTTTGCGATGAGCGCGAGGATGCGGTCCTGCTGCGTCATTCCGGTGATCGACAGGAAATCACCCTTGACCAATCCGAAGTCATCGACGATCGAGACTCGAGGGGTCTCAGACCACGCAGTGCGCTGAGTCGGATCCTCCTCCGAA